TCGTCGGCAGCGTCAGATGTGTATAAGAGACAGACCGTACCCGATCCTTTACTGTTAAACGTAGTCCAGTCAGCAGCACTTAACGCGCCGCGATTTGTTGCGGATGCAGTAGGTACATTTAATGTAATGACTGGTGTTGTTGTTCCGTTCGCAACAGTAGAACTTAAATCTGTACCCGTAGTGCCAAGCGTTAGAGCAGCAACAGATGTCACCGTGCCTTGTGGGTTGGCGGCTGTGGTGATGCTTGTCACACGGCCATAGGTATCTACCGTAACCACAGGGATGACGCTGCTTGAGCCAGTTGTGCCAGCAGTTACAACCCCACTTGTCAAATCAAGTACGGGAGTCGTACCTCCGGTGCTTGTAATACGCCCAGTAGTACCGCTAACAGACGTAACCTTATTGTTGAAGGTAGTCCAGTCAGTAGAAGATAAATACCCGCTTACAGATCCGGTGGCTGCTGGCAGGCTGATATTAGGCGTTGAGCCACCAGTTGACACGATAGGCGATGTAGCCGTCACTGCGGTAACGATCGCAGAGCCCGGGTTGTAATTGGGGACATTTAAGATGCCGCCAACTAAAGTCGCAGGGCCAGATGTTCCGACAGTGGTCAGCGTCAAGCCTTCTTGCTTGTTATTAAACGTGCTCCAGTCTGAGCTGCTCAGGTAGCCATTGGTCGTAGCAGTGGCTTGACTGATACTGATATTAGGCGTAGTCCCACCAGATGAGCTAATAGGCAGGCTGGCAGTGACTGCAGAGATAGTTCCAACGGCCGCAGGCACCCAGACAAAGGACGTACCGTCCCATTCAAGGACGGTGTTGGACGCGCTCGGAGCAGGAATAAATCCCGTCACATTCGGTGCAGTCTGATACGCAATGCGGAATGCTGCGCCACCAGCAAGGTTTGATATAGAAGGCGTGACATTGACGGCAGAGGTCACACGACCCGTGGCGTCCACAGTCATCACAGGAATCAATGACGCGCTGCCATAAGTGCCTGCAGTGACGCCCGTCGTGGAAAGCTGAGTTGCGCCAACGCCGCCAGCGGCAATACTCAGCGTGACATTGCTGCTCAGTGCGCCGCCGCCGCTTAAGCCTGTGCCAGCAATCACCTGACGACTGGTCGGCACGCCAGATACACTCAGCAAGTCGCCAACACGAATCTTGTAAGAGACACCGCCGTACACAATCAGCATCAGGCTATCTTCTGACGCAACAGGAGCGTCAGGCAGCTGAGTGATGCGGGTCGGTATTAAGTTGCTTGGTACATTCGACATGCTTATATTTCCAAATAATCTTCGCCATTTTCGGCAATAAAGAATTCATCCCCAGCTTCCTGAATTAAACCTGCTGGATGCGTACCAATCGGTAAGTCAGGACGGTTAAATGGCAGGACAATCTGATCAGGTTGGCGTGGTGCAAGTCTATAAGGATCATACTGATCCGTATCCTCTCGACATACCATGAGATTCGGGTAATTGGGATCTGGATGCAATTCAGAAAGAAACATTTTTCTGGAACAACGAGCGCATATGCCTATCCCGTAGGTAGGTTGCCCAGTTGGATCAAGAAAAAGGCCGCTCATTTTGTATAGCATCCAATGCCGGGGTTAATGAACGTCGGAGAGCCGTCATTATCCCCATCCCATGCGCGCTGCAGGGACATTGTTGCTCGCTGCTCTAAGACAGGTATCAAATTAGCGTCAACCTGTGGAGTCTCTGCTGCCATACGAGCGGCCAAACCATTGACGATGGCCTCAATCCATCTCTGCGGAACTTCGACTTCCTGCTGTAAATTTTCCGTATCCATAATCTGTCTGTGTCGCCATAGAATGCACTGTGCCTGTTCAGCGGCGGAATTTGGGATTGGCCATAAGTGAACCACAGGTATCGGAATGTCGCGCTGGAACCAGTAGGTCACAGGACGTCCGGGGAATACTTGATTGTTCTGCTGCACATATGAGTCACGATTTAGCTCGCCAAATGGCACCTCAGAGGGCAGGTTACCCAGCGTGATGTTCGTGTATACCAATGGCAGCACTGATGACACGCGGAAGAACAGATAAGGCATCGCCGCATCAATATCTGTCCATGTGATCTTGCCTGCCGCGGCATCTGCTGAGCTACTGCCTACATTGATCCATGTTACGTTATCAGTGCTCACGTCAAACGACACAGGCACCGACGCAGCTGCCCACTTAATCCCTACCGTGTTCACAGTTGTCGCACTGCTAAACTCTACCGTGTAGGAGGTGGATGTCGTTGCAAAAGAACCAGAAAGAGCCTGTATCGTGCGGTAGTTCAGATTTAGAATATCAACTGTTCCCAATGGCAGCGGGACAATTGGCTGATTCTCATAAAATGGCAAAATGATTTTTTCAATACACCAGCTTGGCGCTTTGATATTGGCCATCTCAGAAAGCATGAGATATAACGATTCGAGCGCATAGGTCTGCATCTCGGACGTGATCTGTTGGGCAGACATGCGGCAACGACGGAAGGCGTGATCTACAACCTTCAGCGCATTGAATGTGGTGCCGCTAATACTGCCAGAAAAAGCCATACTACCTCACAATTGAGTCAGAATGGCCGCTGGTACAGCGCCCCTATGCCCAAGTATATTCTAATGCTAAAAGAAGGGCAAGTTAGCCCTTCTTTGCTTTTGCAGCCTCTGAAAGCGCAATGGCCACAGCTTGTTTACGGCTCGTGACAGCTGGCCCTTTCTTACTGCCAGAGTGCAATTCACCTGCCTTGAACTCGCCCATCACCTTGCCAACTTTAGCCATGCCGCCTTTCTTTAGCCCCACAGGAGCCTCTGGGGCGGCCACTGCTGCGAGACGCGACAGGACGGGCTCTCTTGATGCCACTGGTACGCTGCGACGAGCAGGCGCCTTGACAGCCACTTTGCGCGTCTCTTCTGATCGACGTGAGGTTGGCGTTGCGACCACCTCACGCTTTTCCATACGCGACACGCGACCGCCCGTGCTGTAGTTGCATGGCTTGGCATTGAAGTCAAAATCTTTGACGTACATCATGAAACTCCAGTATAAATATCTACAAGACCGCTACCGCCAACATCATCACCTAATCCATTGTTAGCGTTACCCACTACGCCCAGTGCATTTCCGGGTGTAGTTTGTATCTGATTAGATACATATCGACCGCCCATGCGTGCAACAGGCGTGACGCCATTGGGAGGCGCAAACGAAAATAAATCGCCATTAAAATAATCAGTTGAAGTGCCAGTAAAACCACCAGAGACTGACGCTGTACCAGTGTAAGTAGCCAATCTGTTTGATTCGCCGCTTGCGGCAGTTACAGTGGTAAATAAAGCCGTGCCGGGTGTGTTAATTGTTATGGTATTTCCAGAAATACTCCAAGCATTCAAAATGACAAGTTGATTGGATGCCGAGGAAATTGTGCCTGACGCGCCAGTTGTACTTCCATTATTTTGAATATTTACATATGTGGGTGGAATAGTCGTGCTGCAACCAGATATAGAAAAAGCTCTAACCGCAACGGTTTGTGCATTTGAACTTGTACTTGTAACTACCGTGTTAGCTCCAGTTGGAGCATTTAGTAAATATCCTGCATACTGATAAGCAAACCCACCCGCTGATGTCCATAGCTGTTGATTATATAATGTTGTTAATGCTTGACCTGCATATGTAACGCCCGTGACTCCGGGCGTGCCAAGTAAATTTGAAGCTCCAAAAACGCATACGACAACAACATTACCAGCCGTATTGGTAAATGCAGAACTACCAACACCAGAAAGATTATTTGAAGGCGTGCTATTACCGTATGCGACAGCCATGTTATTGAATACCTGCTTGCAGTAAGCGCATCGTGGCGGTTCCGGTGCCTGCAGTATTCGTCAATCGAATAGCAGTGACAGGAAACGCGTAGTTACCATCTGCAGCTGCCGACAAGCCCGTTATTGTTGGATGATCAAACCAGTTGGCAGTTGCAGGATTAAATGTACTGCTCCACACATCGTCAAACGTGTGTTGCACTTTATAGGTAATCGTGCCACTCACCGTCACACCAAAACCCACATTGAACGGGCTAGTGTTGACATTCATTGGAGCGACAGAGCTGCTGGAAACGCCAGTGGCAGCAAGAGTAATTGGACGCATATCTATCTCCCGTAAAAATGAGGGCCGAAGCCCTCACTAAAGTTAAGCAATCGTGACGCCCTTTGAGCCAATCACTGCCCAGCCAAGGCTGGTATATTGCAACATTACGGTATCGCCAACATTGGTGAATGTGATCGTTGTGAAGCCAATCTTGGTGGTTGGCGTCAGCACGGCACTACCGCCGTCAACAGTGTGAATGATGGTCTTGATTAAACCAGCGGTGCCATTTGCCAAGGTCAAGGCTTGAGCAACGCCCGTGGTCGTCAAGGCAGTCATGCCATCAGTGACATTGACCGCGCCAGCGCCAGATAACGACTGCACAGTGAAGGTCACTTCGCCCACGAAACCATTTAACGAATTAACTGGGCCGGTAAAAGTAGTAGAGGCCATTAGAATCTCCTATGCGATTAAAGGCGTGACTGTCTGCATAGCGTCAGCTGGGACTGTCAGGCACACCGAAAAAACCCAGAACATTACTGCGATTGCTCAAGATAGAGTATCGCCGCCGTAAGTATAGCACGATCGTGGTATAACATGCCAAGTGCGTTATTGCAAGCCCTGCATAACAATCCGCGAGCCTTTCCCGTGTCGTGGCAATGATCAACCGATAAGGAGATCGCAACCCCTCGTATTACGGCCGTCTCTGGCTTCTTACAGATCGCACAAACACCGCCCTGCTCGGCAAATTTTGCGTTAAACCAGTCAAGGTCTACGCCGTAGTGTTTCTTAATATACCGGTTTTTGTAATAATCTGGATCAGCTGCACGGCTTTGTCTATGCCATTCTCTTGCATATTCTTTTCTGTCTCTAGCATCAGATCTTGGCTCCCTCCAATAAAAATTATCCTTACCCCATGGAAGGGCGGAATCTGATCTAAACCCTTTTGCGTTGCGTGGCTTTTCCGAAATATCCGCCACAAAAGCCCAAAAATCCTCTATCCAGCGAGGATCCATATTATTTTTATGGTATCTAATTAACCCGCACCATGTTTTATATGCAGGGTGCTTTTCCCGTTGACCCCAATCTGCTGGGCGGGTTTGTTCTGTTGAATTATGGCGCTGTTTGCGCTTGTAGTGCATAGAACACAGCCCCTGCGCAATTACAGGGGCCGTGCAATTTACAACGTGACATTTTTGAGGCATTTGTCTACTCCTGAGTGATTAGACTCAAGAGTAGACTGTTCCTCGTTTGGTGTCAACCCTAAACGCCTGCCGTTCCGAACAAACCCCTTGGGTCAGTCCAGCCAACGGTGTAACGCTCGGTCGCTTTGTAGCGCATGCTGTCAGTCTCGAAGTCGCCTTCCATTGACTTTTCGAGGCCACGACGCATGAGCAACTTCAGCCCTTCTGGCGCATCCGTCTGCACCCACCATGCGGTGGTGCTCGTGATACGGCTCAGATTGGCCTGACCCTTTGACAACAGACCCATCGATTTGATTGGGTTGATGTCGTTATCAGCAGTGCCCGCACGCAGAACGCTCTTCAACAGAACTTCGGCTTGGAACACGTTTGATGGGCCAGCAACGATCTGCATTGGGTTCAAGCGGATACGCTTACCGTTGTTGTCAACAGCATTGCGGATCTGAACCAGCATCTGTTCCAGAGAGGTCTGGGACAGGTTAGCTGCAGTGGTCAGCTGATTGCTGAACGTGCCGCTAACGATCGGGTGGTTGGTTGCGATCAAGGAAACGCCGTCACCGCCAAGATACGCGCCGTTAAAGGCACGATTCAGGACGTTAGCTGACAGAGTTTCTTTCGTTTCGATCAGAGACTGTGCCAAGTGCTTGGCATAGGTCTGGCCGATGCGGATATGGTCGCCGTCTTCCACAAGAACTTTGGTCAAGGCAAATGCCAAGCCATAGACCTTGTAGAGATAGCGTTGCAGGAACAGCACGCCACCAGACTGGTAGCTTACTGCCATGCCGTCCGGTAGCTCAGGGGCAGCACCGAACCCGTACAGCACAGGCTCTTCGTGGTAATTACGTGGGATGCCCTTCTGTTCTTTGAAGACCATCTTCCATTCATCAGCACGCTGATCATATACACCATCGAACACTTCGTTCAGGATGGGCTCAACTACTGACCGAAAGTCAGTACTACGCATTGGGGTAGCCATTTAAGTTAGCCTCCTAAATTAAACCGGAGCCGCAACAGGATACTTGTACTGACCTTCGTTCAAGCGACAGGTAACAATAGCGTAAGCATCTGTTAAGGAATCGGTGATATTGCCTTGGAACCCAGTGATCTGGAAGTTACCAGTACCGGACTGAATCACACCCAACTGAGTGCTGGAAATACCAGTGGCCGTAGAGCCGCCGGGACTTGCAACAACCCAGTCACACTGTTGGCCAACAGCACTTTGCATGCTGGTAGTGCCGGGTGTGCCCGGATTCGTATACTGAGCATCATAGATCGTTTCGGGGTCGTCATATACCCATGCCGTTGCACCCGCGCCACCGTACACAGACGTTGCGCCAGTCCAGAATGGGGAAATGGTCGGCTTACCGGTTGAGTCAAGATATTCAACGCCAGCGAAGATGCCAAGCAAGCTGATGCCAGCAACAGTACCCGAACGGGTGCCATCGCTAGTGCCAAGTTGCACAACACCGTTGACGGTGAGTTTTACAGGATCGCCAGAGAATACGCTTGTGGCGTATCCCGAAGCGATCACATAGGCCTTCGGCCGAATCTGTCCACTGTTGTGGAAAGAAGGACGAAAGCCAAAAGGTGCGCTAGTAGAGGCCATAGTAGCTCCTAATGGTTAATGGGTTAAATTAGGAAAGATCAAACTGAGCTTTCCGTTGTTGTCCAATTTCGGCGTGCCCATCACCCATCGTGACCCTTGACTTCGATGCCTTTGCTTGCTCCTCAAGGAATTCAGCCGTATCGGTCAGCTTCTCTTCCTCGCGCAGCGGCGCATCGTGATGTGCTTCCTTCATGTACATTTCGTACAATGAGATCGGCAACTTAAACGCAAGCATCTCGTTCACCCCAATGAAGCCTGCCCAGTCACCCGTTTTGAGTGTGGCGTATTCCCAGCCGGGGACATCTTCCGGCTTTACAGGCTCGTAGCCCAGACGAATTCTCGTCTGGATGGAATCACGAGGGTTAGTCGTGGTTAGCCAGCACATGTGCCAGCCGGGGATCTTAGGCAAGTCCGGTAAACTGGACTGAAAAAACTGTTGACGGAACATTGCAACCCGATCTTCATCGCTAAGGGCACGATTTTCAGTCACTGCGCGATCTTTCATCACACGACTGTCGCGGCCTTCGCCAGCGGATTTCTTTAAGCGTTCGTCTGACATAATATTGCTCCTTTCAGCAATTGCTACAAGTTATAACACAAATGAGAGTGGTAATGCAAATGATTCGCATTTACCGTTTGTCGCGATCGTAAGCGGCGTACCGCTTGACGTACTTCATGCGAAGCACTGGATCGTCCCAAACACCAGCATCTACAAGGGCTTGCTTACGCTCTGGGGAGATATAGATCTCCTTGCGAGTGGACGTAGGCGCATGCTCCTTGCCTGATCCGACAGCAGGGCCGCCACGCGGAGTGCGCGCAGTTGCCGCCTGCTTTCCAAGCTTATCGGGTAAGCGCTTGGCGACGCGGTCACGTAGCTCATCCCAGTACTCTTCAGACTGTGGGCTGAAGCCTTCTTTTGCTAAGTTGTTGTCAATTGCCAAGACGACTGCCGAGGCTTCGTCACGGCCATGCATGTCATACCAAGGGTGGTCTTCCATGAATTCTTTGGCGTGAATCATGGTCAGGTCATCAACCGCAGGCGCAGCTTGAGGCTGCTGATAGGCGGCTTGTTGCTTGTACTGCGCCAACTGATGCGCCGTGGCCATCGCCTCGTCACGGTAGCGCAGCGCCTGAGCGACATCCTCGCCGTTACCGGCGGCGACTGCCTTGGCGATGACATTCTCAGCCATCTGCACCTCACGCTGCGCCTGAGCGTATCGTGTGTCAATGTTGCTCAGATCACTTTGATAGGCGCGTGTCTCTTGGACAGATACGCGACGCTCAAGGTCATCATTGCGCTTACGTAGAAAGTCCAGCTCTAGCTTATCGCGGGTGATGGCCTTCTCTTTGCGCTCCTTACGTTCAAGCTTCTCCTTGCGGCGACGTTCACGTATCGCGGCACGTTCGTCGTCATTATCATCTTGATCATCATCAGCAGATTGCTTGGCGATGGTGTCGTCGCCTTCCTCGGGCTTCTCTTCGATAATGACCAATTCTTCTTGAGAATCATTCTCATTGTGATTCTCATTCTCATCTGACTCTGTCAGTAATTCATCTCTTGCCATGATACACCTCGGTTAGAAAAACGCTTTTAGTTCAAGCGGATCGGTTGTCACAAGTGCCAGTACGTCCAGATCATTGATCAGGATGTAGTAGGCCTTCTCGCCCTTGCTGTTGGTCGTGACCCATCGGTCACCGCCGTACTTGGGGACTCGAACATAATCACCCTGCTTGCACCAGTCGCCTTCTGGCCAACGCTTCAATGTGTCGCGGTTGTGAAAGGCAAGTGGGCCGGTCGCAATAACCTTGGCAACTGTGGTGTTCCACATCTGCGTGTCTTTATCGCTTTCGGTGAGGATGATGCCGCCTTTTGATTTGGTCTCAGGCGTTCTGATTTGGACTAGGATTCGCGAGCCAAGCGGATGAACACCGGGGTCGCACACGGGAAACGCTTCTTCAAGCGCGGGGTTTTTCATATCTGCTCCTTTCAGCAGGTGGTTAATGAATCAACACAACCGGACGCATTCGTCCGATTACAAGTCAGGGTCGCTGTACTTTTCGTCTTCTACAACTGACAGAAGACATTCAATCGCTCTTTCCATTCCCGCGAAGTAGCCCACCCTATAACCAAAGTCAAATTCTGACTTATCACTGGGTGAGCGCAACGCATCGACCGCGTACTGCGCCTGCAAGCTTTTCAGCTTATTGAGTAACGCGGTCTCTAAATTCATGCGGGAGTTTTTTTGCCGTTGCTTGGAGCAGAAGGCAATGTCTTGCCATCAACAGGCAAGCCAGCAGCCATACGGTGCTTTTGGCGAACGGCGGCGCTGTTCATCGGAACAGTGCCAGTGCTTGGTTTATCGGCCATCTCAATTACCTCGTGCCGGGGTTAATGCCAGTGCCTGTGCTAAGGGCAATCTTCTCACCAGATAGAATCTCTGCAGATGCCAGCCGCATCGCGGTGTCATTATCTGCAGCGTTCATCGCAGCACGAGTCTGGTTGCTCTCGGTGTTGCGTTGATTTTCTTGCGTCTGTCTAAACTGCTCCAGCTGCTGCTGAGCCTGTAGCGCGCGCATTTGCTCCTCGATCGATGCCTGCGCATCCATCTGCTTGGTTTGCGTGCCCTGCTGAAGCTTGGCCATCTCAAGCTGCATCTTGGCCTGATCAGATTGCGACTTCTGCTGCATCTCAAGCTGCTTGAACTGCGTGGTCTGCTGCAACTTTGCCTGATCTGCCTGCATGCGCTGCTGCGCCAATTGTTGCTGCAGCTGAGCATTCATCTGAGCCACTTGAATGGTGTTGTCTGGTGGCATCGGTGGGCGTGGTGCAAATTGCTGAGCCTGCTGATCGATCTGTGCCAGCATTGGCGCAAAGCCTTGCATCTGTTGCTCAATGAGCTGCTGCACCTTAAGCACCATGTCAATCTCTTGCTGACCTTCTGGTTCAATAATGTTCTTATTGGTTGCCTTGATCACAGCCTCATGCGCCTGTGTCAGGTAATAGTTCAGCAAGTGATCGCGCAAGTGATTGGCCATCGGATACAAGTAGGTCTTGATGATCGCAGGGTTTTGACCGAACAATGGTGACTGCAAGAACGCTAAGTGCGCCTTGATGTGCGCCATGTGATCTTGCTTAGGCACTACATAGATCGGTTGTCCCATGGTCGCAGAAACATTCTCGCTCACAGGGTCGATGTCATCTTCGCCGGGCTTTGGAACCAGAATATCATCCGGCACCTTCATCACGCGCAGGAACATCTCCTCAACCTTACGCATGTCATACATCTGCGGCATCGCTTGAGCGCGCTGCATGATGGCCTGAATCTGCGCAAAGCGCTGAGTTTCACTGAAAATTGCAGGGTCGCTGACCGGGATGATGTCCATTGGGCCATCAAAGTCGGCAGGATTGACCTCAAAGTCACCTGCCTGCGCCTTAATGTCTTCTTCTGTCAAGTATGCAGAGTTAATTCGGTGCAGAATCTTGAATGTACGCTCCATCGCGTTGTGAATACGCGAGTGGATCGAGCTAAACACGACCATGCCCTGCTCAATCAGCGCTAATGTCGTGCCGACAGGCTGATTTGGGTTCTGATCTGACAGTTTTTCGAAAGATGTCTGTACGACGCCTTTACCGGTGTCAATTAAGAAGCCTAAAAGCTGGAAAAGTACCGAACTTGGCGGGTTAAATGGCAACGGCATCGCAATTTTGCGCACGTCATCGACCATCGCGCCGCCTTCTATCTCAATCACCTCGGTCGGCTGCACGTTGATGGTCTGGCCATTCGGGCCGCCCTTCAATTTCAGCATGGTCGGGATGTTTTGGATGTGCGCAGAGTCCAAAAGTGCGCGTAATGCACCAGTCGCAGCGCCAGAAAGGCCGCCGATCATGTGCGTCAGGCCAATTGGGTAGGCTCCGCGCCAAGGAATGAACGGATATTCGACAATCCAGTCCAATTCGCGATTCATGTCATCGCCCTTATCCCAGTTTCTGTATAGGCTAAGCGCCTTACCGCTGGATTTGTCGATGCTGATGATGTACGGCGCCATGCCCTCGTCAAATTCGAGGTACGTGTACACCTCAAACACGGTGCGCAGGCCGTCTTCGTTGTAGGCCGTGTCCTTTCTGCCTTCAATCTTGTCGTTAGCCTTGGTGGCCTGACTGAAATCAGGCTCGCCAGCGACGCCAACGTCAACGTCAATATACATACCGGCCTTAACTCGCCGGTCGTATTCCATACTGGTGACGTATTGCACATGCGTTTTTCTTTCAGCAGTGTAGAAGTTAGTAGCCGCAAATGGCAGGTATACGTCATCAATAGGAATAAATTCGGCCGCTGGACGCCGATGCTGTGGATTCCACATCATCTTAAGGTACTGAGCGCCACCTAGTGGCAATTGTGTGCTCAACTGCTCCAGCTCGCCACGGAATTCAGGCATCTGCTCCGTGACCTGCCAGTTCATAAAGTCAGCCTTACGCTGAGCTTTGATCTGTTTGTCTTTATCAGTCTTGCCAACAATCTTGGACTTCACAGGCCCAGTCGGTGGGAAGACTTCTTTCATCATGCGCGCCGAGAAATCGACGCACGCCTCGACAAGCATAGGGTGCACGACCTTATTGGCGCCAGTGAACTGGGCGCCGCCGGGGGCGTCGTCACCAAGACCTGTACGCCTCAAGCCTTCTTCATAGAGCTTGTCACGTTTTTCTCTAGCTTCCTTGTCCTTGTCAATTTTATCAAGGAGCTCGCTGACGGCTACTCGGAGGGAGGCTTGGTCTACCTCGTCAATAATATTAGCAAAGTGCTCCTTCTTTTCCTCCAAGTCGTGAGCATTGTCAAGACGAATGACGGCGCCGCCGTCTTCGGTATCTTCAACCGACACGTCCTCGTCTTCAAGCTCAACGGTCTCTCCCGCCTCTTGCTCGTCGTCTTGCTCGTCTTCTAAAAATTCTTTAGGCATGGATTTCCTGACGTAGCTGATCCACGATGGACTGTACCTTCGACGGATCATACTCTATACTGGACGGTTGCGCAACGAGGCCACCTTTGGCTTTGCGTTCCAGTATCTTGAGATTGTGCTCTTCGCCGGGGAACATGACGAAGTTGCGCGTGCCCGTTGCCTTGTCTCTTGATCCTGCGTCCAAATACTTGATGCCGGGAATGCCAGATTTTTGCAATAACTGTGATGCTTTTGCGCTATCGGCATTTGCTCGTCCAGATAAATTCATGCTAAACATCCGATATGCTTCACCCATTGTTTTTGCTTCGTTCTCAATCCCTGCACTGCTGTATGGCGTTTTTGCATATTCAAACATTGCACGAATTTGTTTATTTTTGGAATTTTCTAACGCCGCTTGCACATCAGGGTGCTGCTCACTCAGCGGCTTATCCCAGTCCAACATACGTGCGATGTGTTCGTCAGGCAGATCTACAGTATACAAATTACCGGGTTCTGGTATGCCCTTGAACTTATCCAGCTTGATGGTCTTGGCAAACTTAGCCGCCTCTGGCCAGTCATACTCTGGACTGAGCATCGTGTTCACGGCCTTTTCAGGGTGATTGTGCGTCATGATGTCTTCCCAGAATGCCAACTTTGCATTGGCATCATTGATCATTGCCTTGTTATTTAGACGGTGTGCGCGGTCTTGATCTTTCTGCGCCTGATCATACCAATGCTGGATTGACTTGCCATTGTAGGTTGCCTCGTCCGTATCGAACCAGTTCCTCTCCATAAACTGATAGTCTTTCGCTACAGCTGGATTCTCAGCCACGTAGATGCCATGCCCGTAAGACTGTGCGCCCTCTCCCGTTCCAATCTTATTGGCGGTGAACTCACCCAAAGGATTGTTAGGCGTAGGCTCAAATGTATGCGGTGATCCGTGATAAACGGTCAGCTCCTTCAGCACAGGCTTGCCCACACCAGCCAGTCGCTTGGCCAAGCCAGTTGGGCTGATGTTCTCACCAATGACCGTGCCAAGTCCCACTGGGGACTCTGTTGCCTTGGTGGCTATGCTCTGCAGCGCATCCTTGATGACCGATGGATCGTTGATCACAGCCTTCAAGCCTTGGTACATGGCCTTGCCCGTGTCAATAGGATGCTCAATCAATTCGGAGTATCCCTTGAGCTGGTTGGTTAATCCTTCGCCCAGACCAATGCTCAGGTCGGTCAGCTTGTCACTGAGCGTGTCCTTTCGCTGGCGGTACTCAGTAGGCGCATCGTTCAATGTCGGCACGGGTGGCAGGCTTACCTCACCGCCTTCGGCAAACTTAGGCTTAGGCGCGGCCATCTCAGCGTGCAGGCTATCCGCAATCGAGCTGACCTTATCGGGGTCATAGGCCAGCGGGATGTCCACATCCTTGCCCGTCATGCGCCCCTTCCATGTCAGGTCGTCAATGTTGTTGTTGAGATACTTCAGTATCAGCGACTTCTTTGCAGGATCCATTCCCTCCCACATGAACTGCTCCATCGTGGTGCCTTTGCTGACGCGCGGCAATGAGAAGGATTCTTCTGGGAACAAAGCACGACGCTCTGCAAGGCTAAGGTCTTTGCGCTCTGCAGTCGCACGCGCCATGCCCTCGCCTAGATTGCGCAGGTAGAGCTGGTGCGCGACACCTGATGGCAGTCCCGGGAATTGACTTGGACTAGTGCCACCCTCCAATCCTTCTCGATGCTGTACCGCATGCTGCAGCTCGTGCAGCAGAGATGCTGTCGGCTCCTCTGCGGCTGCTGACAGCGACACCAGCCCAGTAGTTGGCTGAAAGGATGCATTAGCCCCGCCCATCTTTGACTCTGGCTTCACCTCAAAGGGATACCGACGCAATCCGGGGTAGGCGGCATACGTCTCGGGCGCCTCCAGCGCACGTTCCATCGTTAATCCTTGCATTGATTTTGCGGATGGTCTTGTGACACCAAATGATGCAGGGGTTCTGCTGGCCGCTGTCTTTAGCTGCCAAGCGGGCGTCGTGCGGAAATGAGTCTCAGCCTCTTTAGATAATGGCGCGCCTGATTCTTGCTCAAACTGCTGCATGGCCTGCTGCTTCAGCGCCTGCTTAAATTCTTCTACTTGCTGCTCGGCGCCTGCCTTCACCATCGGCATACCCGTTGACGGATGATAGATCACCTCGCCAGCGCGTGGGTGTGGCTCAGCATATACCTCATGAAACGGATTGGGCGTCGTGTCCAATAATCCCTTAAACAATTCATTGACGCGCAACGCATCCTGATACGGCTGCGTGTAGTTCTTTACTTTCTGCAGCTCTTGTTTGTACTGTAGATTGGCGTTCTGCAATGCTTGCGCAGGATCATAGCTCGCGCCCTTGTCGCTCACTTCCTGCACCCATCGACCTTCTGGCGTGCGCCAGTTCATGGTCTGCTCCCAGATCGTGCGCGGGCTTGCGCCTTCGTCTTCCATCTTCAGCGCCAGCGCATGCGCCTTATCATCCCACGCATTCGAGCGGTTGCCGATGAACATGCGCGCCATGCCGGGCTCGGCCTTGGAGACCAGCCCAGCGGCGGTGCTCGGACTGCCCAGTGTCAGCGCGCCCTCGACCGCCTCTTCTGGTGATATGTACTTGCCGTGCAATGCGGTGATCGGTGAGGCGACCAACTTGGCGGCTTGGTATAGCGCCTCTGGCGCGATCCAGCCCTTGTCCTTGCTCTTGTACGGGAGCAGTGTCGCGCGGTCTAGGTTGGGCTCCAGACCGAACTGCTCCTGCACTGCCTGCTCAAGATCGGTCGGCTCGGTGTCCACCTCACCACCGGTTGCGTAGTCAGTCTTCTGCGGTGGCTTGGTCATGTACACGGCCTTGCCGCCTTGCACGGCACGCTGCGCAAGGTCAACCATTTCCGCATCGCTCAGCCCTAGCTTCCCGATTTCACGGCCTAGCTCGCCATTCGCCAAATCGACAATGACTGATCCGCCGGTCGCGTAATTTGTCTTTGGTTCATATATCGCAGCGTTCGGTTCGTTAGATAATGGAATCGGCGCGTCAGGTAATGCGCGCTGTATATCGTCATCGCTGGCACCTTGTGCCTGCATCTTATCGCGTTCTGACTGAACCATTTGGTTTCGTGCAACCCACTGCCTAAAGTTCACATCGTCAAGCGTGCGTGCCTTGGCTGGCTCACTCATCTCACGAGTGAATGCGGCGAGTGCATTTTGATTTGCCGCAATATTTGCTGAGTTGAGATTAAGCTCACGCATGTAATCTTTATGCGTGCGGCCACCCTCAGTTGTTCCCATGCCTTGCCACGCTGCCTGCCACGGCACGTTCAGCTTATCTGCCACTCGTTTCTTCTCTAGCATCAGAGCAGGCAATCCTGCCTGCATCTCGTCATATCCCATAGCCTTGAGTTTATCGTACAGACTAACGGCTTGTTTGTTATGCGCAAAATTATCGACATTAAGATCATTGGCGCCAAAGTCTGTGCGCCCTTCCTGTGCGATCAGCGAGACCATCTCTTGTGGCGCAATCCCTAGTGATGAAATCTGATTGGCATCATGGATGGCATGTAGCATGCCGGGGTCTATGGGCTGACGTGACGAGCTTTCATCTAACTGATTACCAAAGCCGATGTCGTATTTGTGTGCCAGCGATTCTAGCTTATGCGTCTTAGGGTCTGTTCGGTATACGTCAATCGACGCAGTCTTTGATGGCCAGCGAAGAGCTGGCATCATCTCTTCGCGGTACGGATTGTAGTAAATTCTGTCCGTGCGTGCGCTTGCGCCCTTGGGCTCTGGGGACTGCTTGTATGGTTTTTTGATTGGCATGAACAGCCCCCGTGCCTGCGAGAGGGGCGCAGGTTAGTCGAATTGTACCTCACGCGCCTTACGTTTAGCAAGCATCATCGCACGGTACTCAGGATCTGCCCACAGCCTGCGCTGTGTCTCTGCCCTGCGCCTGCGCCACTCGGCGTCGCACACTTGCTTCATCTTGACACTGATCAGGGCGCGCTGCTCGGTGGAGATGGTGCCGCCCTTGCGCGCGATCGATAGCTTCTTGCGTGAGGCGGCGGTCATCACCTTGCCACGGTTGCCTGCGGCGATCTTGTCACGCACCGCCTTGGGTGTCGGTCGCCCGGTCGTCCCGTCATCGCCAAGGGTCAGGTTGTAGCCATGCGGATGGTACGTGTTGAAGG